CAGCACTTCCTGCAGAACCAGCAGAACCAGCACTTCCAGCAGAGCCAGATGATCCAGATGATCCAGAAGTTCCAGCACTACCAGCACTTCCTGCAGAACCAGCAGAACCAGCACTTCCAGCAGAGCCAGATGATCCAGATGATCCAGAAGTTCCAGCGGTACCAGAATCACCAGTTCTTGCGAATGAAGCAACAATTTCAGTATTGTTTTGAAAATTATTTAATGAAGAATCTAAAAATGTAACATCCACATAATACCATGAGGGATTTGTGGTATCAAATTCATTAATGCTGTATAAGAAATACTTTTCAGGAGCTGATTTATCATAAATTCGAAAATGGCCTTTTGGAACACTAAAAGCAACATCATCAATTGTCTGTAAGAAAGAATCAATTGTCGTGCCATCTTGATCAGTATCACTTATTCTCAATCTATTAGCAGTAGTGGGATATGTAAAAGCACCAGTAGTTAATGTAAATGCCAATTTACCCGTACCTGGATCATTCGTTGATTGATCTGTACTGTAACGATATGCAAATGAAGCACCCCCAAAACCACCATCATGTCCAGATGAACCAGAAGTACCAACAGTCCCAGAACTTCCAGAACTTCCAGCAGAACCAGATGTTCCAGATGATCCAGAAGTTCCAACACTTCCAGAAGAACCCGCAGAACCAGCAGAACCAGAAGATGCATATGTCAATCCAGAAGAACCAGCAGAACCAGATGTTCCAGCAGAACCAGATGTTCCAGATGATCCAGAAGTTCCAGCACTTCCTGCAGAACCAGCAGAACCAGCAGAACCAGCACTTCCAGCAGAGCCAGCACTTCCTGCAGTTCCAGCACTTCCAGAAGAACCAGCAGAACCAGAAGAACCAGAAGATGCATATGTCAATCCAGAAGAACCAGCAGAACCAGAAGTACCAATTGGACCATCAGCTCCAGATGATCCAGAAGTTCCAGCACTTCCAGCAGAACCCGCAGAACCCGCAGTTCCAGAAATTCCAGAAGAACCAGCACTTCCAGCAGAGCCAGCACTTCCTGCAGAACCAGTACTTCCAGAAGAACCTGCAGTTCCAGAAGTTCCCGCAGTTCCAGAAATTCCAGAAGAACCAGATGTTCCAGATGATCCTGCACTTCCAGCACTTCCTGCACTTCCAGAAGAACCAGCAGAACCAGAAGTACCAATTGGACCATCAGCTCCAGATGATCCAGAAGTTCCAGCAGAGCCAGAAGAAGCATATGTCAATCCAGAAGAACCAGCAGAACCAGAAGTTCCAATTGGACCATCAGCACCAGAAGTTCCAGATGTTCCAGCAGAGCCAGCACTTCCCGCAGAACCCGCAGTTCCAGAAATTCCAGAAGAACCAGCACTTCCAGCAGAACCAGAAGATGCATATGTCAAGCCAGAACTTCCGGAACTACCCGCACTTCCGGAAGAAGTATCCCCTCCTCCGCCTCCACCAGATTCTCCCCAACCACTTCCACCGGCCACTCGTTGGGCAGTTAAAGTGGCTTTTTTACTAATCTTTTTAACAACTTCTTTAAAATTATCTAACTCTTTTACGAGTTTAGTTACATCAGCATCATCACCAGATTCTCCCTTTTCTCCCATTGGTCCTATAGGTCCAATATCTCCTAAATCTCCCCTAGGACCCTGAACACCTTGTGGACCAATTCTTCCTGATATTCCTTTAACGCCCACTTCGCCAGCAAGCCCCTTTTCGCCCTTTTCTCCCTTTTCTCCCTTAGGACCTACAGTGCCTTTAATTTCAAGAACTTTAACTGTTTCACCAGTAACAGGATCTAAAATTTCTTTTATATCCTCTACAAGTTCTTCTTTAGTTTTTTTTAATTGTTTTTTAGTATAAGCAAGAGAAGTTGCTAGAACCTTACTTAAATCTAAATCTTTTTGATCGTCTTTCATTTATTATTCCTGCACTCATCTACGGATCAATCTACAAAATTTTCATCATCTTCTAAAACAGAAAAAAGAATATCATTTACTTTATCTTTAATATCATTTTCTTTTTTCGCAAATTCAAATTTTTCTTCAATCTTTTTATCAATATTTTCATTAATTTCTTGTTTATTGTGTGTATCTATTTTTACAGAATTGAACTGCATATTATCTTCTCCCGAAAATCTAGGATCATCAGTTTCTTTTTGAATTTGCTCATCATTAGTTTTAATTTCATCATCGGTCATCATTAAAACATGTTTTCTAATATATTCATGAGACCAATATTTTCCAGCATATTCTTGTAAATCTCTTAAAATATTCAATCTATCTTGCATAAGTTCATTCTGTTTTATTTCTACAAAATGACTATCATTTTCAAATTCATAATATATTTCATTTTTAATATTCTTCCAATCTTCTTTAGACATTATTCCCCTGAGGATCAACTGTCTTTCCATCATTTCATCAAACAGTAAACTAAATCTACTTTGAAGTTTATTAACAAATCGTGTAAATTTAACTTCATCTCTTGAAATTTCAGTAGCACGACCAATCGTATAGTTTGCTTCTGATTCAAGTCTAGAAATAGGAACACCTAGTGATTTATAAAGTTTTTTCTGAAAATATAATACATCTTCAATATCTCCAAGATTATTACCACCGGGCAAAGTTGTAATTTCTGTTCCTCTCCCACCCTCTCTTCTTGGCATCCAATAATCTTCAAGCATTGACATATGTTTTCTATCATCTCTAACCTCACCCGTTTGAGCATCATATACAAGTTTGTTTTTGTATCGTGTCATTAAATCACGCATGTATTGTTCTGCTTTTAACTTGGGTAAATTTCCAACATCAACATAAAAAATTCTTCTCTCTGGGGCTCGTGAAATACGATAAATTACGAGAGAATCCTCGATCATTCTTAATTGATTTAATGGTTTGATTGCTTTGTGTAGGTAGGACAAAACTAATGTACGTGTACTATTCATTAGTCCTGAATGTGTATATATAATCGCATCAGGAGCTATTTTTAAACCACTGGCGGCACTTGTAAAAGCAGTACCCATTGTCTGCCCCTGTGATTGATATATTCCTTTTTGATTATAAACATAATATTCCTCGACAGTAGTTTTTGAGGTACCATCAGATTGTCTATCGGTTTTCTTTTCACGAATTTTCTTTATTTTTCTAGGGTCTAATACTCTTAATTCGTGAATTCCTTTTTCTAGATTATTTTCATCAACAACAACATGATAATAAATTCGACCATCAATATACCATCTTTTAAAAACATCGTGTCCTAAATTTTGTAAATCTAGAAGTTTGCTTATTTGCTTAAATTCTACTCTTATTTTGTCTCTGATACTTTCAGAGATATTTAAGTTGTCTACATTAATTCTTACAAGGGGCTTGTCTTTGGAGGCTACAATGGCTTCATTAATTATATCATCAATGGCATTTTCTACTTCTGCTTGAAGACCCATATCACGATATCTGTTTATTAACTCAGATTCGCTTTTTATGGCTCCTGCCTGATCGACATATGTTCCATAAGCACCACCAGATGCTACGGTTAATGATCCATCTTCATATTCTGGTTCAGCGAAGGTTTGGGCTTTTACGGTTTTCTTTTCGGTTTTTCCGAGCGAAAAACCGAACAATTCAATGGGCATGATATTTCCTGAATGCGAGTGAGTAAAAATAATACAATACTATTAATTTATATTTATTCACTCGCAAAATCAGAAAATTGAGATTTTTATGCAGAGGCACCAATAGAAATAGTATCCGCTGTTCCTTTACCGCCTGTTTGACTGCTCTTTGTTCGACTCCAGTAATCATAAGAGAAAGTTACGGTATATTCTTCAATAGTATCGTTATCTCCCCAATCAAGAGTGATTTCTGAAAGATCAGTTGGAAACATACCATGAAAGCTATATGATGCAGTTACTTTTGAACTACCAGATTTACTAAATTGTTGAACGTTCCCCACTAATGCATAAGCACTAGATGAATCACCCGTTTGTCTTGTATTCGTAACATGATCGTTTATACCGTTCATCCACTTTTCAAATTGCGATCTTATAGCAAAATTTTCATCATTAATAACTGTTATTGTCCATTCTGGAAAAGTTCTATTTCCTGCTAATTTAACTTCTCTACCAAAATAAGGAACCACAACAGTTCCTATTGTGGTACCGGGTATTGAGGTCCCTTTAGCAAACAGGTTTATATCAGTTCCATTAAAAAAACTAGCGGAACCATGTGGAATCTTAACCTCAAATAAATTAGGTCTTTGACCATCATAGACCAGGGCCTGTCTAAAAGTTGTTATATCGAATGCCATCTATTTTCTCCTTAAATTGCGTTGACTACTTCAGAAAATTCAACTCCTGAAGCCACTGCGACAAAGTTTAATCCAATGAAATTAATTGATTTAGTCGGCTTGATAAAAATATCTCCCCTAAACTCATTTCTATTTATCACCACAGGTGTATTATTTGTGCTGTCACATATTACTTTAAAATCCTCTATTCCCCTTTGTGACTGAATATCCCTTAAAAAAGGTTCTATCATAGAAACAAAATTTAATCGTGTAAAATCATCATTAAATTCAAACAATAAATTTTCAGCGGCATTTGCTATAGCTTTTTCTAAAATAATAAACAATCTTCGTACATTAATTCTATCAAAAGAAGATGGCCTCGCTAACATTGTTTTATCACCAAATAAAATTTTACCTTTTCCAGGAAATGATGCTATTGGATTAATACCATTTATATACAGATCGTCTCTTTCCCCTCTATTGGGAACAAATGCTAAAAATTCTGCTCCTTTTATATTTCCTCTGGCAAACCCCGCAGGCGAAACATAAGGATTAACATTATCCGCTTGGGCGCAAATTCCAGCAACATCAGCATTGAATGGAATCCATCTATAAACAGAGTTATACCTGTCAAATATGTATTTGTAATTTCCATCCATAACAGCATAACTTGTGCTTGGTAAAGTATTTCTTCTAGCAACTATATTTGTTATTTCAGAACCTTCTTTATTTACAACATCTGACTCTTCCGGAGAAATAAACACAACACAATCTTTTCTGGTTTCTGCTATTTCATTAATTAAATAGGTAGCTAAAGTATTTGATGCTTCCCCCGAAATCAATAAAGAAATATTTATTTTCGCAGGATCTTTGAAATAACTATAAGCAGTAATTTCATCTGAAGATGAAGAACTATGTCCATCAACACCGCCCGACATACTAGCAGTCATAATTCCGTTTGCACCAGAATCACTAAATGCTCCGGGAAAACTAGCTGAATCATTTCCTGTGACAATAGTAGCACCCCAATCATAAGTAATTTTATTAGATCCGGCATCAAGAGGAGCATCTCCTGTACTATCGTGATCTGTCCATCTTATATAATTAGAAGAATTGTTTATTGCATCTTTATAATAGAGAGTTTGACCGGTAGTTCCTGTGGCACCATTTGCTACAGATACACCTTCATATTTTTCAATGACTTGTTTTTCTGGATTATTTCCGCGAACATCTTTTGATCCTAAAATTTCACCACCTTCATCTACTATTGCAACATGTATTTCATCTCCAACAGATGCCGATCCAGTAATATTATAAGCATACACACTTGTAAGAGGCGCAGATCCAAAATCAGACGCAAATTCCCATTCCCTTTTCCAGGTACCACCATATAAAGCGGCTGTTGTTACCGCCCTATCTAATTTAGTTGCAACGCCCATTGACGTTGAATTTGTAATAGACGATATTCTTCTTTTATTCTCTACTCCATCATCATCTTTAAAGGTAATAATGTCTCCTAAATGCAATTGCCGAGTAAAATTAGTATCTGTTCCTGTAATAGTAGTTGATCCTGCAGAGACAGAAAGATTACCAAGCATATTTACTGCTGGCTCTTCGAAGGCAGATCTTTTTTTTCTTACAAGACTTGCACCTGACATAGCGACATCATCCCCCATACCCGTAGTCTCTAGTCCACCAGTGGCCTGTGAAATTGTTATTGCGGTGTTAGACGTGATTGCCGTTACTATTCCGCTATTAGAACCATGAACAACTACATCACCAATTCTCAATTCTGTATCTGCTAATGTACCAACACCAGTAAGACCTGTTGTAGCATTAGAATTGGACCATGTACCCGTAAGATTCCAGTCGGTGCTACTTGCATGAGAAACAG